GCTCATGTAATTTGGAACATACTCATAACGGTAGTATTAGCACCGTTGGGGTTTCTTATAAGGTCAGTTTTATCTGAACAAAAAAGACTTGATATACTTGTAAATAAAACGAGAGAAGAAGTTGCTAGAGACTATGTGACTCGACAAGAAATTGAAATGGATATGGAAAGATTGATGAGAACCATAACAAGAATAGACGAAAAGATAGATAGACTTCAAAGTAAAACCTATTTCCAAGAATAGTATCTGTATAAATAGTAATAGACCTTAAAATGGAACATTACTATGGCAAAACCAAATAGCAAAGCAACCTTTAAAGAATACATCAAAAGAAGACTTGGTGCACCTGTCCTTGAAATCAATGTTGATGATGACCAGTTTGATGACAGAATCGATGAAGCAATGCAATACTTTCAGGAGTATCATTACGATGGTTCTATAAAAACATACCTGAAACATCAACTCACATCAGATAATCTAACTAAAATGAAGACTGATACGAGTATCACATCAAATCCAGCAGGTACACACGACTACTCAAACACTGCATTTAAAGAACAAAAAAACTATATTGTTCTTCCAGAGTTTGTTCTTGCCGTAATGAACATATTTCCATTTAATGATAAACACAATTTAAATATGTTTGACCTTAGATATCAAATGAGACTTAATGATATCTATGATTTAACATCAACAAACATTCTAAACTATTCAATGGTTCAACAACACATAAGTATGTTAGATGATTTACTAGTTGGGCAAACACCAATAAGATACAATACTCATCAGAATAGACTATACTTAGACATGGACACTTCAAATGTAAGTGCTGATGAGTATATCATTGTAGAATGTTATAGAAAGATAGACCCTACAGACATGACTGATATATACAATGATATGTGGTTGAAAAAATATGCAACTGCATTGGTCAAGTATCAATGGGGAGAAAATCTATCTAAATTCTCAGGTGTTGCATTACCAGGTGGGGTGACATTAGATGCAACTCAGATGAAGACTGAAGCACAAGAAGAGATTACAAGATTAGAAGAAGAGTCAAGGTTGAATTTTGATATGATGCCAATCGACTTAATGGGTTAATACTATGCCGACAAATGTATTTTTTAACCATGCAGTTAATACTGAACAACATCTTTATGAAGATTTAGTTGTTGAATCACTAAGATTCTATGGACATGAAACTTATTATCTACCAAGAGAAATAGTAGAAGAAGATACTATTCTTGGAGAAGATGTACAATCATCTTTTGGTGATGCATATTCTGTAGAAATGTATTTAGATAATGTTGAAGGTTTCGAAGGAGAAGATTTATTCTCCAAGTTTGGTATTCAAACACAAGAAGAATGTACATTTACTCTTGCACTTCGAACATGGGAAAGATTCATTTCCCTAGATTCAAATTTAGTCACATCACTTAGACCCAACGAAGGAGATTTAGTATACTTTCCTATGTCAGGTTCTATGTTTGAAATCAGATATGTTGAAGACCAAAATCCTTTCTATCAGATAGGTAAACTGTTTGTCTTTAAACTCAAATGTACATTGTTCGAATACTCAGGAGAAGACTTCGATACAAATATTGATGCAATTGATATTGTTGAAGACCAACAAGCATATACAATTCAATTAACAATGAATTCAAGTGGTTCAGGTGATTACGCAGCGAATGAAGCAATTAAGATTGGAAGCACAACGATTGGAGAGGTTACCTCTTGGAAAGCATCTACACATCTACTTACAGTTAAAGATGTAACCACAACGATTCAGGTTGGTGATACAATAACTGGTGCAGTTAATAATGCATCTTATACAGTTGCGAGTATTAGAGATATTCTAACTATGAATGATGGTACTGGTGCTGATAACGCAGACATTGAAACCAAGGCAGATGGATACTTAGACTTCTCAGAAACAAACCCATTTGGTGAGGTCACATAATGTTCGGTACCCATTTTTATAATGAAACAATTAAAAGGGCAGTTTCAATCTTTGGAACTCTTTTCAATAATATAACACTTAAAAAAGTTAAGTCTGATGGAACTATTCTTGCAGAACAGATAGTTCCTATATCATATGGTCCTAAACAGAAATGGTTAGAGAGAATAACTGTTGACCCAAAAGAAAGAGATGGCAACATTACAGGCATGACCTTTCCTAGAATGGCATTTCAACTTACAGGTTTTGAATATGATGCATCTCGTCAACAAAACAAACTAATAAGACATAGTAAATCTGCATTAGAATCTGACGGAGTTAAAAGAGGTTATCAATACAATCCTGCACCTTATACTTTAAACTTTACATTGTCTATTCTAACTAAGAATATGAATGATGCATTACAAATTGTAGAACAAATACTACCATACTTTCAACCTGAATATACAGTCACAATGAAGATGATTGATTCTATGGCAGACCATAGAGATGTTCCGATTATATTGAGTAGTGTTCAATTTGAAGACAATTATGAATCAGGTTTTGAAGAAAGAAGATTCATAGAATATACTTTAGAGTTTAAAATGAATCTATACTTCTTCGGTCCTGTTTATACTGGTGCAGTTATTAAGAATGTTATAGAAAGAGATTATATAAATTCAGACAAAGCAGGTTTCACTTCAACACAAATTCAAAGTTCAGGTCTTGTAAAAGAAGTTAAACATTATGAACCTGCCTTTGACGCAATGGCAAATGCAGTATCTAACTCAAATACAGTGAACTTTTCAAGTGCAATAAATAGTAAGATAAGTGTAAACGATGAAGTGTTTGGTACAAACTTAACAACAAATCCTACCATATCATCGATTGCAAGTGATAAATTATCAATAGTATTGAACAATGCAATTACTATTGATGCAAATACGAAGTTGTTATTTGTTGGTTCAGTAGACCCAGGTGATACATTCGTAGTTGCAGAAACAGTGAGTTTTTATGATGACGGAGGTTCTTCAACATTTGCAGAAGACACCACAAGTGATGGTTAATTATGCCCAAAGATATAGATAAAAAATTAGATGATGTCTTAGACATTCAATCTACAATCAAAAAGGAAACCACTGCAGTGGTAATTCCTAAAGAAAGGTCTCAAAACATTGAGACTGATTACAAATACACCAGAGAAAACTTATATGGTCTTGTTGAAAGAGGACAAGATGCAATCGAAGGAATCTTAGATGTCTGTAAAGAGACTGAGAATCCTCGTGCATATGAAGTTGCAGGTCAATTAATTAAAACAGTTGGTGAGACTGCAGAGAAACTCATCGATGTTCAACAAAAGTTAAAAAAACTTGAAGATGAGGACCAGAAAGTAAATACACAACACAACCATTTATATGTTGGGTCAACTGCAGAATTACAGAAGTTCTTAAAGAAAAACAAATAGATTATGATACCAAACGAAGTAAGGTTTTTTAAAACTGCCTATTGCTTTACCGACTCTCAAAGAAACTCAGCATATGAAAGTTGGATATCAGAGAATGTTAAAGACAAAATAGTCATAGACCTAGGTGCTGGTTCAGGCATACTATGTTATCTTGCTGTCAAGTATGGTGCAAAGAAAGTTTATGCACTAGAAAGAAGAGGTGAACTTATCGATAGAATGAAAGAGATTCTAGGAGATAGTGTAGAGTACATTCATGGTGATTTACTTGAAACAGAATTACCTAAATGTGATATCTATTTACATGAATGGTTAACATCAGAGTTGTGGAATGAAAAGAGATTCCTTAAAAACTTCTATGAAGAAGGAGATAAAGAACTCGAAGTTGGTCACATACTTGATTTAGTAGAGTATGCAACGAAACATGACTTTATAGATAAACTATATCCAAATAAAGTAGAACTATCGGTCATCAGAGGGGAATCGATTGGGTGTCCAGAAGATATAGGTTATGATAAACACTCTAAATATTCCAAAGAGTTTTTACAGGATTATTATCCTGATATAAAGGAAAATCACATATACAAGAATAGTATAGAACATAAAAGAGTATTTTTGAGAGGAGATTTAAAGAGTTTGAAACACTATAGAACAACTGATTATTTGGGTTGGAGTTTCTCATTCGATGGTAAATATGAAATATCAAATCATTTGCCTATATCTCATTGGGGTTTAAGACATGGTACAACCTAAAAACGAGGGTTACTTAGGTAACACTTTAGTCAAAAGGTCAGGTATTGAAACTAAGTATACTGACCAGGAAATGCAGGAGTATGTGAAATGTTCACAAGACCCTTGTCATTTTATTGAGAACTATACACAAATTATATCACTAGATGAGGGTATGGTACCCTTTAAACTTCGTGGGTACCAAGACAAACTCATCGAACACTACAACTCAAATCGTTTTAATATCGTTCTTGCATCTCGTCAGAGTGGTAAATCAATCACATCTTGTGCGTATCTATTATGGTTTTTACTCTTTAATCCAGAAGTCACTGTTGCTGTTTTGGCAAACAAAGGTGCAATTGCAAGAGAAATGATTGCAAGAATGGTAACCATGTTGGAAAGTGTTCCCTTTTTCCTACAACCTGGAGTAAAAATACTTAACAAGGGGTCCATAGAATTTGCAAACGACTCAAAAGTAGTCGCTGCGGCAACTTCCAGTTCCAGTATCCGTGGATTGTCTATCAACCTCTTGTATCTTGACGAGTTTGCTTTCGTAGACGATGCAGAGACATTCTATACTGCAACATATCCTGTTGTCACATCTGGTAAAGATTCTAAAGTTATTATCACATCTACTGCAAATGGTGTTGGTAATATGTTCTATAAGATATATGAAAGTGCAGTTCACAACCAATCTGAATATAAACACTTTCTTATTAACTGGTTCGATGTACCAGGAAGAGATGACGAATGGAAGAAAGAGACAATTGCAAACACATCAGAAGCACAATTTGAACAAGAGTATGGAAACTCATTCTTAGGAACAGGTAATACTCTTATAAATTCTAATACATTATTGGGTTTAATGGCAAAAGAACCAGATTGGAATAAAGATGGTGTTAAAGTATATGAGAAACCTAAAGAAGGACACACATATATCACTACTGTTGATGTATCTAAAGGTCGTGGAATAGACTATTCTACATTTACTATTATGGACATATCAGTGAAACCATTCAGACAGGTTTGTACCTATAGAGATAATATGATATCTCCTATGTTATTTCCAGACCTAATTGCAAAGTATACTAAACCATATAACGAATCATTAGTAATCATTGAGAACAATGCAGAGGGTGGAATGGTTGCAACACAACTACATTATGACATAGAATATCCAAATGTCTTTGTTCAAGGTATGAGTAAAGCAGAAGATATTGGTGTGACAATGACTAAACGAATTAAAAGAATCGGTTGTTCAACATTAAAGGAATTACTAGAAGAAAATAGAATGTCGATATGTGATAGAGATGGCATCACCGAGCTCATGACTTTTATAAGTAAAGGTAACAGTTTTGAAGCAGATAGAGGGTTTCATGACGATATGGTCATGAATCTAGTATTATTTTCATGGTTTGTCACAACAGACCATTTCTATCATTTGACTGATAGACAGGTTAAAGAACTGTTATATGCAGAACAACAAAAAACAATAGAAGACGATATATTGCCACCAGGAATATTCGATACAGGACAAAACAATACAGAGTCCTTTGTCGATGCTGATGGAGATAGATGGTTTTTGGATTAACTAAATATACACATAGAGGGTAAAAAGAAACATCCATTGGGTTATATAAACTTATAAATAATCTAGTAAACAACTTTTTACATTAACAGGAGAAAAGTATGGCATTTCAAGTATCACCAGGCGTTCAAGTCTCAGAAATAGACTTAACAAATGTTGTGCCTGCAGTATCTAGCACTACTGGTGCTTTTGCAGGTCAATTTAAATGGGGACCTGTTGATGAAGTAAAAACAGTTTCAGATAGTAAGGGTTTGATAGATGAGTTTTCTTCACCTGCAAACACAAATGCTGGAGCTGAAGACTTTTATTCAGCAGAAGCGTTCTTGAAGTATGGTTCATCATTAAGAGTAGTTAGAATTTCTAACATGTGTTATAGTGCAAACGCAGCGGGAGCTGGGACATCACTATTAAAAAATGATGCAGAATACGAAAGCACCTATAAAGGTGGAACTCAGTCCGGTACAGTCGGTTCTTGGGTGTCAAGATATGCGGGTTCTTTAGGCAACTCAGTAAAAGTTGCTATGTGTGCGTCAGCAAACGCATATTATAACGACTCAGTTACCACTGTAGGTGGTACTGAAGCAGTAGGTCAAACTGTAATTTCAGTTGCAGCCTCAAATGTATTCAATGTTAGAGACCAGATTAAGTTCCAAGGCGACAATAACTTCTATAGAGTAGTTAACAAACCTTCAGCAACTTCAATCACTATCGTTGCATTAAATCAACCAGCAAATACTGGATTATTAGTTGCTCAAGCAAATGGAAACAATATCGATAGATATTGGGAATTCCATAACTTGTTTGACAATGCACCAGGTATATCAGCAGGTCAGGCAGCAGTCAGCGGTACTGCAGACGAAGTTCATGTTGTAGTAGTTGATGAAGACGGAGAAATCAGTGGAACACCTAACAGTGTTTTAGAAACACATGGTTATATGTCACTTGCATCAAACTCAAAAGACTCATCAGGTAGAAGTAATTACTATAAGAATGTAATTGCAAGAGATTCAAAATGGATTTGGTGGTCAGGACACGAATCAACAGTTATTTCTAGTTCAACAGTAGACAGAACACACGCACAATCAGTATCAGCGGCATTTTTAAGACCAGCATTACCATTCAGTACATCATTATCTGGTGGTTCAGACGGAAGAAGTCCAACTGCAGGTCAAAAATACGGTGCATGGGATACTCATTTCTCAGACGGAGATACAGTAGATATCTCTTTCCTAATTTGTGGTTCTACAAGAACAGACAATGGTTCAGGTGTCGACCAAGATACAGTTTCAGACCATAACACAATAGTTAACCAAGGTATCTTACTTGCAGAAGCAAGAAAAGATTGCATGTTCATATGTTCACCAAGAAAAACATCAATCGTTGATGTTTCTTCAGAATCTACACAAGTTGCAAATGTTAAAGCAGACTTTAGTAATGTGACTTCAAGTTCATATGCAGTGTTAGATTCAGGTTGGGTATATTCATACGATAGATTTAATGACAAATATTGCTGGGTTCCAGGAAACGGACACACTGCAGGTATCATGGCAAGGTCAGACTTGTTGAGAGACCCATGGTTCTCACCTGCTGGATTCAGTAGAGGTCAATATCTAGGTATTACTAAACTTGCTTTCAATCCAAAACAAGCAAGTAGAGATGACCTATATCGTGCAAGAATTAATCCAATCGTCACATTCCCAGGACAGGGAACAGTGTTATTTGGTGATAAAACAGCATTAACAACACCTTCAGCATTCGATAGAATCAATGTCAGAAGATTGTTCATAGTATTAGAGAAAGCAATAGCAGCGGCTGCTCAAGCACAATTGTTTGAGTTCAACGATGCATTCACAAGAGCACAGTTTAGAAGTGCAGTAGAACCTTTCCTAAGAGATGTTAAAAACAGAAGAGGATTAGTAGACTTCTCAGTTATTTGTGATGAAACAAATAATACAGATACAGTGATTGACAGAAACGAATTTGTTTGTTCAATCTTTGTAAAACCTGCTCGTTCTATTAACTTTATTACATTGAACTTTGTAGCTGCGAGAAGTGGTGTAGAGTTTAGTGAAATCTATTCAGCAGTTTAAGGAGAGTAAAGAATGGCAACAATAGACCAATTTAAAGCAAACTTAATCGGAGGTGGACCAAGAGCCAACCGATTCAAAGTCTTTATCCCTAGAACAGGAAACAAGATAGAATTCTTATGTAAAGCTGCCTCTCTTCCAGGTTCTTCATTCTCTGAAACCGTAGTCAAGTATATGGGTAATAACCTAAAACTTCCTGGTGAAAGAGCATACGAAGACTGGACAGTAAGCATCATTAATGATGTTAACTTTGAGGTCAGAACAGGTCTTGAAGCTCATATGAATGAAATACAAGGAACAGGAACAGGTGTCGGTTCAACAACTTTAGACTACTTAGTAGACAGAGCGTTTGTTGAACAATTAGACAAGGCAGATAATGTACTTGCAAGATACGAATTCTTTAACATGTATCCTAAATCAATCGCAGCAATAACATTGGATTATGATACGACTGATGCTTTAGAGACATTTGATGTAGTATTCTCTTTTTCCCATTGGGAAAGAGTAGTTTAAATAGTGAGATAGCACCTAAAAAGGTGTTATAAATAATAGTATGGAATTATTCGGGTTTGAAATCACTCGTAAGAGGGATGAATTAAGAGCGACAGAGGTTGACAAAAAGGCAATCTCTTTCGTACCGCCTGTCGATGATGACGGCACACCAGTTATACAATCACAACCAGGTGGTTTTATTACAGGTGGTGCATATGGGTCATACATCGATATGGAAGGTGGTATCAAAAATGAGGGAGAACTCATTAAAAGATACCGTGAAATATCTTTAATACCTGAATGTGATTCTGCTATTGAAGATATAGTTAATGAGTGTATTACTTCTGATACTTCGGATAGGATAGTATCACTCGACCTCAGAGATGCAAAACTCTCTGATAGCATCAAAAATAAGGTGCAAGAAGAGTTCTATCACATCCTAAACATAATGAGATTCAATCAGAATTCTCATGAATTATTCAGAAAATGGTACATCGATGGTAGAGTCTACTTCCATAAGGTTGTGGATTCTAAACGACCTAAGGCAGGTATCGTTGACATTAGAAACATTGACCCAATAAAGATTAAGAAAGTTCGTAATATTGAGAAAGAAAGAGACAATAAAACGAATGTTGAAAAGATTACAAAGATGGAAGAATTCTATCTTTTCAACGATAGAGGTTTTGATAAGAGTGGTTCTGGAGAAGGAAACACCGTTAAGATTGCACCAGAGGCAGTATGTTATACTACTTCAGGTTTACTAGACTACACTAAAAATGTTGTAGTTGGTTATCTTCATAAAGCAATGAAGACAGCAAATCAATTATCAATGATAGAAGACGCACTTGTTATCTACAGGATATCAAGAGCACCAGAAAGAAGAATCTTCTACATTGATGTCGGTAACTTACCCAAAGCAAAAGCAGAACAATACTTATCAGAAGTTATGAACAAGTATAGAAATAAACTTGTTTATAACGCACAGACAGGTGAAATCAAAGACGATAGAAAACACATGTCTATGATGGAAGACTTCTGGTTACCAAGAAGAGAAGGTGGAAGAGGAACAGAAATCTCTACACTTCCAGGTGGTCAGAATTTAGATGACATTGCAGATATAGAATACTTTAAGAAGAAACTATATCGTGCATTGAATGTACCTATCTCTCGTATGGAATCAGATAATGGTTTCAACATGGGTAAATCATCAGAGATTACGAGAGACGAATTGAAGTTTAACAAGTTTACTAATAGACTTCAAAAGAAATTTGCAAGAGTATTCAATGATATATTGAGAACTCAATTGATTTTGAAAGAGATTGTAAGTGCAGAAGAGTTTGATAAAGTTAAAGATTTTATTCAATACGATTGGGCAACAGACAACCACTTTACAGAATTAAAAGATGCAGAAGTATTAAGAGAACGAATGGACACTCTAGGACAAATGAGTGAATATGTCGGCAAATACTTCTCAGATGAATACATCAGAAAGTATGTGTTGCATCAAACAGAGGAAGATATCAAAATCATCGACTCTCAAATAAAGAAAGAAGGTGGTGGAGATGAAAGTGAAAAAGGCGAAGACGACTTCGGAGGATTTTAATAAATGAATGATATCGCAAAAGAAATTGTAGACCAGATTGAAGATGGTAAAATGGAAAATGCCAAAGAAACTATTTTTCAAGGTTTACATCAAAAAGCTGCCGAGAATATCGACATGAAAAGAGTCGAATCTCAGGTAAATTGGATGGATAAAAAAGAGGACTAGTATGAAATCGTTTCAGCAAATGACATTAGAACTTAACGAAGCAAAAGTAAAGTTGCCTAGTGGTCATAAACAACTTAAAAATGAAGTAGTTAAAGCTGGAAGTAAGAAGTACGACCTAACTTATTCACAAAAAGGTAAAGAAGTTTTTGTATTTTTAGATGGAATGGACACAGGTGATACATACAAAAACTTAAAAGATGCTGAGAAAAGCATGAAAGACATTAAGAATGTTTTAAAATCTATGGGAGAATCATTCTCTATAGACGAATTTAAGGAGTTATTCAATGAAACTAATATCTGAATATAACGATTACGCAATATCACCTGTAATCATCGAACAAAACGAGAAAGGTGAGAAAGAATACTACATCGAAGGAGTATTCATGCAATCAGAAATCAAAAATAGAAACGGCAGAGTTTATCCAAAAGACATAATGGAAAAAGAAGTTGGTCGTTATAGAAAAGAATTCATTGAAAAAGACCGTGCATTCGGTGAGTTGGGACATCCAGAAGGACCAACAATCAATTTAGATAGAGTTTCACATTTAATTACATCACTAGAAGAAGATGGTGATAATTATGTGGGACGAGCAAAGATTTTAAGCACTCCAAATGGTCAAATCGTAAGAAGTTTGATTTCAGATGGTGCTAAATTAGGTGTTTCATCAAGAGGTTTAGGTTCACTTGAATCAAAAGGTGATGCACAATATGTTAAGGGTGACTTTCAGTTGGCAACAGCTGCGGACATCGTTGCAGACCCAAGTGCTCCTGAAGCCTTCGTTGAAGGTATATACGAAGGAGTAGAGTGGGTAATGGAGAATGGTATTCTCAAAGCAGTTGAACTTGAAGCAATGCAGAAGCAAATCCGCACTGTCCAAGCATCAAAAATAGAGGAAACCAAGTTAAATTTATGGAAAAGGTTCGTTGAGAGTCTCTAACATATAAATAAAAAGTAAACTATTATAAATAAGTTTAATACTCAAACAGGAGAGAAAAATGGCAGAGTTAGAAAATAACCTAGAAACAGTTGAAGAAACTGTTGAAACAGTTGCAGAGGCAGGACAACCTGACGCTAAAGCTGAAAAGGGTGACACCAAACCTGTTAAGCAAGGTTCATCTGATGCGGAGAAAATAGAATCCGGAAAAGGTGAGGTCGTAAAACCTGAAGAAAATCCTGTTGACAAGTCTGTCGACTCAGTTAAAAAGGCTGGTGGCGAAACTAAACAAGTTAAAGATGCAGTAAACAAATCTGCACCTGCTCCTGAGAAATCAGAAAAACTTAAAGAAGATGACGATTCTGAGAAAGAAGTTGTGAAAGCAACTAAAATGGAATCAATCAAGGCGATTGTCAACAATATGAAGGATATGACCAAAGAGGAACTTCAAAAAACTTTTGGTGAAATGTCAGAAGAAGAAGTTGACGAGACCTTGACTAAAGCAGAAGTCGCAAGAAAAATCGTTGAAATGCTAAAAGGAATGGACGAAGCATCAGTGCTTAAAGTTGCCGAGAAGTATGAAGACGAGGAAGAAGAGGAAGAGGAACAGAAAGAAGCAGTTGAAGAAACTGTTGATACTGCAGAACTCGAATCTTCATTGGTAGAGATAGAAGTTGAAGACGACCTCAATGCAATCTCAGAAGCATTAGACTTATCAGAAGAAAATGCCGAGAAAGCTAGAACAATCTTTAAAGCAGCAGTACAAAGTAAAGTTGCAGAGATTAAAGAGTCTTTAGAATCTCAGTATTCAGAAGAATTAAAAACCTCAGTGGAAAAAGTTAAAGGTGACCTTTCGGAAGCAGTTGACAAGTATCTAACATATTGTGCAGAAGAGTGGACGAAAGAAAACGAACTTGCAATAGAAAGAGGTTTGAGAGCGGAAATGACCGAGAACTTTATCGAAGGAATGAAAACATTGTTCACAGAACATTATGTTGAAGTGCCAGAAGATAAGTACAATGTCATGGACGAACTCGCAAATAGACTCGATGAAATGGAACAAAAACTCGACTCAGAAGTTTCCAAGAATATGGAAGTGACTGAAGAGATTGATTCATTGAAGAGAGCAAATGTGGTCAGAGAAGCCTGTGAAGACTTAACTGAATCACAAAAAGAGAAAATGGAATCACTTTCAAACGGAGTAGACTTCAAAGATGTAGAAGACTTTAGTGATAAAGTTGCGGAAATCAAAGAAGCATATTTCGGTAATATTGAAGGCGATAACATTGCAGAAGAGATGAATGTGGAAGAAGGAACAGGTTCTTTTGAAGATGAGAAATCATTAGAAGAAGTTCTTGACCCAACTATCGCAAGATACTCATCTGCTATAAGTAAACTAAAACCATTAGGTTAATTTAAAGGAAAAATGTAAAATGTTTTTATCAGAAAATTTACAAGAAAAATGGTCTCCTATACTTGAACATTCAGATTTGCCAAAAATCGAAGACAACTATAAGAGAGCAGTAACCGCAGTTATCCTTGAAAACCAAGAGAAAGCTCTTAACGAAGATAGAACTACTCTTGAAGAAGCTGCACCTTTAAATGCTACTGGCTCTGCTATAAGCAATTGGGACCCAATCCTAATTTCTTTAGTAAGAAGAGCTATGCCAAATCTCGTTGCTTACGACATTTGTGGTGTTCAACCAATGACTGGTCCTACAGGTCTTATCTTTGCTATGAAAGCAAGATATCATGACGATGTAAACGCGACAAGAGACGGAATGTCAGAAGCACTTCATAACGAAGCTCGTTCAGACTATTCTGCGTCTCCTCAAACTACATCTACTTCAGTAGGTTCAGACCCAATTGGTGACCCATTCGACACATCATCTCCTTCATACGCATCTACAACAGGTGCAGGTATGTCAACAGCTTCGGCTGAGAGTTTGGGTGACGGAGCAGGGAATCACTTTGCAGAAATGGCTTTCACTATTGAGAAAGCAACTGTGACTGCAAAATCCAGAGCATTAAAAGCTGAGTACACACTCGAATTAGCACAAGACCTCAAAGCAATCCACGGTCTTGATGCAGAATCAGAATTAGCAAACATCTTATCATCTGAGATTCTTGCTGAAATCAACCGTGAAGTTATCAGAAATGTTAACTTACAAGCAAAAACTGGTGCAGCTTCAACAGCTTCAGCAGGTACTTTCAACTTAGATGTTGATGCTAACGGAAGATGGTCAGTTGAGAAATTCAAAGGTTTGATTTTCCAAATCGAAAGAGAAGCTAATGTTATTGCAAAAGAAACAAGAAGAGGAAAAGGTAACTTTATCTTATGTTCTTCTGATGTTGCTTCTGCATTATCAATGGCTGGAGTATTAGATTATACTCCTGCTCTATCAACTTCTTTGAATGTTGATGACACAGGCAATACTTTTGCTGGTGTTCTTAACGGAAAAGTTAAAGTCTATATCGACCCATATGCTGGTGTTGACTACATGACTGTTGGTTATAGAGGGTCTAACCCTTACGATGCTGGTTTATTCTACTGTCCGTATGTTCCATTACAAATGGTTCGTGCAGTTGGTGAGAATACTTTCCAACCTAAGATTGGTTTCAAAACAAGATACGGAATGGTATCTAATCCTTTTGTCGGTGCTACACCTTCAGACGGACTTGCTTCAGCAGGAACAAACCAATACTACAGAAAGATGGCTGTTTCAAACATTCTATAATCTGTATAATCGATTTATCGATACTAAAAGGGACTCAATTGAGTCCCTTTTTTTTGGCTTTGCAGTGGCACGATGCAGTATCAGAAGTCTCCGTCAGCAACTTGAACTACAGTAGTTCCTCTCTGCCTCCACATGTCAACAACTTGATTTCTGTCGTCAAAAACAATGTCGATTTTACCACCAACTTCTTCAAACTTATCTGCAAGGTCAGATTTAAACTCATCGTCTCTTCTGAAATCACCGTCAGGTCTAAGAAAAAGACCTTGATGTCCTTCTCCAATCCACTCTGAAATCTGTTTCTCGGTGATACTTCTTTCTGATTCGTTTCTTGCACTGAAGAAG